ATTTGGGTCAGTGCCAGTTAGTTTCTCGAGTGTCTGCTTCACAGCTATAAGGAAGTCCTTCAGCTGGGGGTCGGCATTGATTGCCTCCCCATCTACATCGGGGAGGTTAGGAATTTGTACGTCCATGTTATACGATCTCCTCTGTGGATGTGGCAACGGTCAGACGTTTGACAGGTATCATACCCTGCAGTTTGAACTCCCATTTCTTATTCTTAAACCCACGAGGCAGTTTGAACATATTACTGTTGTTTATCTGCTTAGTCCACTTGTTGACACCATCGACGATTATCGTAAACAAGATGTAGTCTTGCACAAAGAGTGTTGTCAGACTGTTCAGGTTGTCCCCGTTAACCTCTTGAGCATTCAGTAGGGCCGAGTTGAATGGCCCCTCAAGCTGAGTGTTAGCTGCCCAGTTAGTTGCATTGGATGTTACAAGATCTCCTTCGTCTGCAATTGTGTCTGCCACATTAGTGTAGAAATCCGTGTCAATAATAATCTGAGCTACCTTAAAGTTCTTCGGCTTCTCCAGAATGTACCGTTTAGATTTCCATTCAAAGTTTCTGTAGGACTGTGGATTAGTATCCCAGGTGGAGATGTACAGAGTGGTGGGTGCCTCAAAGTTAGAAACAACTACGGTCCGGAAGATCCCATCCAGTAAGGCAACGTGTGCTGCATAGTGATAGCCTATACCTGTAGTGATGGCACTGTTTAGGAAGTCAATAATAATGTGCCCGTCGTGATCGGCTGACTTGTAAAAACCATAGTAAGCTTTGTTGTACCATGTACCGTGCATAGTCTCCAGTTCGTAGTCCACCCAGTCCTCGGGCTTGAACATATCACGGGTAACATTATGCACACCATTTGCTGATACAAGTTGGAATCCTTCCAGTGAGGGATACATCACCCCATCATCTGTCTCAACAATAGCTCGTTGACTTAAGCACGGTTGGAAGCTGTGCTTCTTCTTGTACAAGGATGTGGGGTGTGGACCTGCAAAGGTGTATAAGAATCCGTCCGTGCAGACCACTACCGTTGAGCCAAATATCCCTATGCCTATAATCTCCTGATCGATTGGGATCTGATAATCCTCGGGCCAGGCCCACGGGGCAAAGGGCTCACTGAAATATATTACGTTGTCTTTAAATGCAGCAAAGAATCCATTGGGGTGTCCACGTAGTCCGGACAAATCATCAGGGCACCGGTCGTAGAAGATACTTGAGCACACGGCTCCGAGTTCTGTATCGACCTTCGTGTCTGTGTATGTGTATGACCCCCAGGCCGTGGAAGCTGGCCCGGTGGCATCAATAACTATTTCATCCACCAACAGAAACTCTGCTGTGCCTTCACCTGTTGCACTGGTTCGGTATATACGTAGGGATGCACTGTTACCACCAACGGCTGCACCCTTAAGGTGACCGTCATCTGAGTCTGGTTCTACGAAGGGGCCGAGCACGGGACTACTTGATCCATCCCAGTCGGCTGCACCTACACCGTCAACGGTCTCGACTAATGCCGAGGGAGGGCCTTCCTCACTATATCTGCTAACGTATGTGTAGAAGTATGCTCGATAACTTGAACCACCGTTGGTGTAACTAATTGCAGGGGCAACAGCTGCCGGTGCCCCCGGATAATAAAAGTCTGTAGTGAAATCAAACGACCCAGAGATAAGATCGTTGACGAATGCTTTATACTGAGATGTAGATCCAGTAGTATACATCCGTTCGAATTCATCATTTGCTATAGGTGATCTTACCCAGTGAACAATGGAGTCATAATATACCCAGTGGTTATTTCCTCCCTCCAGATATTCAAAGAGAGATTTATAACTACTGCCTGCCAGGCTTATATCAGAGGACGAACGACGGTAAGCCTTCAGTTCACCTGAGGCTGTCTTAACATCGTTAGCCACCTGGGCCTGCTCATTGGGTAGCTTATCATTTCCAAGTTTGGGTAAGATACCTTTAAAGGTGTCGATCTGTATCTTTGACATCGTTAGTTATCCTTTAGTCTTTGGTTGCTATAATCCCAACGGCTGCTTGAGGTCTGTCGGTTGATGGGGCTGAGCCAGTACCAGAGAGGCCTGTGCCTGACACACCTGTGGCATCTGTTCCAGATGATCCCGTTGCTCCAGTTCCACCAGCATTGGTGTCACCTGGATCTGTTGCATTGGTGTCACCTGGATCGACGTTGGCTGTCCAATAGTCATCACTGTCACTCCAGCCATCGGCAGAGACTATGTGCATAACAAGCTGACTCCAACTGTTCTTATGGTTATAGGACCATGTTAATGCATTCCCACCGGAATCGTACGACTGTGAGCTATTACTTGACCTATAGTTGTACCACTTATGATTGTGGGTTCCCATAGTGTGGGTATGAGTACCCATTGTATGTGTATGGCTCGGGCCTGTATGTGTATGGCTGGGTCCTGTGTGGCTGTGACTGGGGCCGGTGTGAGTATGTGTGGTCGGAGTCCAAGAGCCAAGCACTTGTCCACCAGTATCATCATACACCTGGGCACCACCCTTAATAGCCAGCAGGGAGTCGGCCGGGCCTGCATCCAACGTCCATCCGGACGGGGCAGTATCTTGGTAGAAGAACATCTTTGTCCCCGTGGGGGCCATAAGATTATCATCTGCTTCGATGGCAGTTACTCTGCCGTCAAGGGCTGCAATGTCCACAATATTTGTGGCTATGTCATCACGGAAATCTTCCAGTACCACCTTAGGGAATCTGAGCTGTACCTTGTCAGCAGTTAAGAAAGCCTGGGCTGATGTATCATCCTGGGCTCTGATTATTGTGGCAAATACATTGGAACCGTTCTGCCGTTCTGTGACCTTGATGATCTCCCGGTTGCCGGAAGTATCAATAAGAGTAGCCCAGAAGTAATCACCGGAGGCTGCAAGGACTACGGGAAATAAGTCACCCTGACCGGAGCCAACTGTGAGTGTGGTTGCTACATCAGTAATACCTGCAGCCAGCACACCCTCGGCATTGTTTGTAAATTTTACACCCATGATCCTGATCTCCTATAGTCTTGTCCCATCACGTCAAAGCTCTGGGGTATTACCCGGCCGGGATAGTTACCTGTACCGGTGAGGGCTACCTTACGAGCATTGTTGACACCACGTTTATACTCCATACCAAAGGCTGTTGCAAGTCGAACATCAACCCAAGAGCCTCCTTTAACAGCAAGCAAGGTTGATATAGCACCGTTCTGAATTACCTCGTGCCACTTCTCATAGAGAAAGTCGTCGAACTCTACCTGGTCCCTCTTGGGTGCCACCCGGGTTCGAATGATTGTGTCGTCGTCAACATCAGCTGACGGCATGGGAAAGAATTTTATTTTATTGATGTCTTCCATGAGAAAGTATCTGGTTGGTTTGAGAGCTGTTTGCTTTCTCCAGTTGGAGAATTCCGAATCCAGTTCTTTCATTGTCGTTCTGAGTAGAGGTAGGCTTGAATTATCCTCACCTATACGTACCTCGTCACAAGCAAGTGCCCGATATCTATCTGAACTAAACTTGAGTTTGTATTCGGCTACGTCCTCTTCCATGGAAAAGTTGGATGGGTCCCGTTGCAAAATAAGGGTACGTTCACAAAAGTTTATGATAGTATTTCGGATGTGTATCCGGACGAGTATGCTCGGGGCACCATTGACATACTGTAATATCTCGGGGACAAATACATCCCAGCTAACGTAGCCTGAAGTTGTCATTATGATTACTCCTTCACCTCAGGTCCCTGACCTACAGAGGCCATCATTTCTACCTGAAGTAAATTGAAAAAGGTTTGCATGTGGGTGATAGCTTTGCTGTATTCCACGTCCTCGTCGTCAGCACTGAATGCTTTGTACAGCATGTACTGCACGAGAGGCTCAAAGAATATATCATTGACACCGGGATTGTCACCTACTGCAGCCACGGCCGTGGGTAGCTGAGATGAAATCAGTTCAACGTAAACATCAACGGTACTGGAGGCCGGTGGGGTGACATAGAATACATCGGGGGCATTCTTGTCGTATGAGAAATTGTCTATGGCTGCTTCACCGTCGGCAGCTGTCCACAATAAGTTTGAGTAGTCAATGTGCTTCCTTGCTGCCGGGGTTACTATCTTCCCTGGAGTTAAGCCATCTATGCCCATGTTACGTGAGATATCAAGTATCCTCAGGGCCGAGGCTGGCTTATCCTGTTTACACCCAGCAGCTAATTGAATTGATTCGGTAACGGACCCAGCATCAGGTCGAACGAGGATCAAGGCTCGAATACTTGCATTCAAGTACTTGATCCACGTTGCTATCTTGACTCGTACATAATCATCATTTACGAGTTCATTGTCACCATACAACTCAGCAGCATCGGATATGTAGTCGTTTGCTGTGAATGCCATATTGGAATGACCTCCTGGTTATTTAGTTTTGGTTTTATTCTGTGATGCTTTAATAGCACGTCCTTGCTTCTCAGCACCAGATTTTTTCTTGTAGATCTTTCCAGTACGTCCCCATCGATAGCCACCCTTTACTTTTTGTACAGGCATATTATTTCTCCATGGCCTCGTCGTACTCTTTACGTAGCACGTCGATGTGTTTGATCTGGTGCACAGTGTGCTGAAAACGGGGGACGGCTTTAGGGATGTATGTGATCTTTCCCCGGCCATCTACGTTCATTTTCATCTTGTGCTGGATGGCATTGTTGAGAACACCATCAATAAATTCTTTGGGAATCCACACTTCCTTTTCCCGGGGTACGATCAGTGCTATGCCATTGAGGGCCATCTGTACGTACGGTAGATCATTCTCGTCCACGTTATAAAACGTACATTGCACCATAACACCCGAAAGGCTCTTGTGCAGTTTCTTTGTTACTTCCAACGGTTTGACTTCTTCGTCCTCAGTGATTACGGTTACTTCGTCAACCTTACCGGCAGTAACGTCAATAAGTTTCATGATCTTTGCTACTTTGGATCTATTCAACTGGCCGTTGGCTTTATCCAGATAATCTTCTTTATCCAGCTCGTACTTTTCGATCAGTTCGAGCAGTTCCTCGTTCTTCATTGAATTATAATTAGGCATGTAATCTAATCTCCTTCCAGATTTGATTTGTTTAAGAGGTGCCCAAGGGCCAGGGGGTAGCCCAAGGGCCTCGGGACACCTCTATTAGTTTGCAGTTACTTCTTATGCAAGATCGGATACGGCAACTTCACAACGAGCCATCCAGAAGTCATTCAGGATGATTGTTGCAGAGTAACCTTTCCAACCGACGTGTCCACGTTGTGCCAGAGGATCACTGTCGGAAGCCGTGGGGTTCACTACCATGGGGGTCATAGCATTAGCACCCTTGAAGGCAACGATACCATAGGCATCACGAGCAAAGAACAGCATCGGGTAAACATCAGCATTGCTGGATGTTTCCAGAACGTTCGTTCCACTTGTTGCTCCACCACCCAGGTACGGCTCGACGAGTGTTGATGTCAGATAACGGACATCTTCAATCTTGCCAAGTTCGTTTTCCCAAGCTGTCATTGTTCCGTATTTCTCAGCCGGTGTAAAAGCACTGATGGCACGGAGGTCGGGCTCCAGGTCGGGGTGAACGATACATACGAAAGACGGGGCAATCGACTCTGTACCGAAAGCAGGGGTAGATTTGACAGTGGATGTGATCGGTTTGCCAAGCTGACGTTTCAAGAAACGTGTTACTCGACGTTGATCATTCAGACTGTACACGGTGTTGACAGCTACACGAGAAGAGTCGTTCGAATAGAAGACGTTGGAACCAGCCTTCAGGACGTTGTAACGAGTCTTTTCGATAATGACAGCAGCCTGCTCACCAAGCATATCGATGGCTTCTCTCATGATCGGGTCTTCGTGTGTGTCCATGACGACATCGGAGATTGTCACACGGTCACCATACTGCACCAGGGTAGCCTCGTAGTCGGAACTGTCGAGTGCTGATGCATCAGGTGTGACACCTTCTGTCAGGACTTTGTTGGCCGGATTGAAGTTCGACCCCTTGAAATATTCGTGGGGGTTAAAGTCTGAACCAAATGTTGCTGTCCAGGTACTGTCCAGAAAATACCGACGGAACTGAATTGTCTTGGTAGACTTTGCCGGTAGGGGTTTAGCCTGTCCAAACTTTTCGAAGACCAGAATGGGCATACCTCGTTTCAGAAGATCACGTACGACAAATGCAGCAGTTCGGGGAGAAATGGAACCATAAGTTGTGGTCATAGTAATAGGACTCCTTTAGGTTTTTTTTGGGCAGGCAAAGTTAATCGTTACAGACCAGCATCCTTTGCACCTTGATCGTAGTCGTTCTTATCTGGGCCGGTTGTATCAACAGGTCCACCAGATTCAGAGTCAACTTCTTTCATGGCATTGAGCTTGTCTTGCTTAGATGTTTCTTTACCACCCTTATCAAGTTGGGATTTCCAACCTGTTTCGTCTTTAAAATTTGAGACCATGTCAACGACTTGGTCCACAGTACCACTGTTAGTGATACTCAATAGGTGTGGCTTGATGAAGTCTTTCTGTTTGTTAATCCAAGTTGCAAGGACTCCTGAACGAACTATTTCATCGAGATCGGGGTGGGCCTTACGGGTAGCTACATAGTGTTCTGAAGGCTCGTCCTTATCAGTAGCATCTGGAGTAGCTGTTGTATCCAGATCATTTTCCTCAGGTATGGGGTCAGACTTTAGCACCGTCTTGTTTGTTCCGGTACGTTTCTGCATAATGTCTATGACATCTCCCAATTCGGGGAACTCGGTTCTGAACTTCTCGATCTTTTCTTCGTCGGATAAGTATTCATCGGACTGGGTGTCGTTCGTTTTCGAGGTCAGCTGCTCCTCAAGTTCACGTACCCTGTCGTTGGCCTTTTTAATACGACCGTTCCACGATGAAGTCTTTTGCACTTCCTTTGCAAGTTTAGCCTCAACATCAGTAAGCTTTGCTTCGGCTTCCAGTGCCTTGGTTTTCCAATCAGTGGAGTCATCATCGTGGGTGTCAGTGCTTATGCCCTGGTCCAGTGATTTGTCCGGTGAGGGATCGATTATGGGATCGTCCCCGTCAGTCTTGGAGCTATCAGCTTCAGGATCTCTTATGGCTTCCCCAGCCGTATCCTTCTTGCCCAACTCTTTATCCAACGTGGCATTGATCTCGTCGTCCGTGATGTCACTGCCTTCAGCAAAGATTGCATCAACAGATTCATCGAACTCCTCTTTCTCTCGTTTGTATTCATCAAGTTCTACTTGTACACCTGGTTCTTTTACATCTGGCATTACTGCCTCCTTACGGGGTCCCTATAGGATGTCCCAAAAAATGTTAACTAATTATGCAGATGTCACAGTTAGACTGTGGTCTGCCCCCTGTTTAGTTAAAGCCACCTGTCATCATCTTTGTAGAGTCGACGGGCTTCCTGGTAAGGGCAGAAATCATCTCGGATAATTCCTTGCCCCTACCTTGTAATCTTATAGTCTCCTGATCTTCAGTGCTCTCTATGAGTTGTCTCTTAATGGTATCCAACCTAAAATTAAGTAGGGTCATTAAGTCAACAAAGAACTGATTGTCAGGATTCCTTTTTAGTTTGCTGTATATTTCAGTCTGATTCAATTATGCTATCCTTTCCTGCAGTCCTTCTCCCTGGGGTTGACCACCAGGTAGTTGGATGTTAAACATCTGGATTGTCTGCTGCACGGCATCGGGTGCATGTCCGGAAGACTGAGCTTTGAATGCTTCCATCAACATGGCATGGTCCTCAGCACGTTTGGCTGCTGCTGCTGATTGCTGTTGGTTTTTTGTTACTTCTGCCTCGTTCCGTATGAAACCGAGACGATCAAGGTCAAAGATTTCTGCAAGCTCACGAAGTAGTACGTCCCGTTTGATGTACTGTAGATCTGTTTCATTGTTCGTGAGGGCCAGGAACTGATTGATCTGTTCCATCTTGACCTCTTTGGCAATCAGAGATTTAGATCCTCGGGCAATGATGTTAAAGTCTCCCCGAATGTTTTCTTTCTCGGTAAACTCCATATTCCAGAAGTACATATTCTTAATGAACTTCCTGGTCACACCGTCGTCAAAGAATTGAACCTGATCTTTAAGTGTAATGTTTGATGCACCAATAAGCATTGACATACCAGTTGCTGTTTGGTTACCAGCACCACCGGATGTGTCTGTACCCCCGTGCAACGATCTGGGTACTGTGGTTGATTCATCTGCTGTGTCCTGGAAGAATCCTACTAAAGAGAGAAACTCATTAGTGTAGGACGGCAGCTTCGATACTCGAATAGCTTGTTGTCCGGCATCGATGCCGGTGCCTGTCCTTTGGAATATTCTGAACGGGAACAGCTGTGTGGCATCCTCACCGTCAGCAAGTAGATCCACATTGGCCTCAATGATCGGACCAGCAGAGATAGCAGCATTATCAAGCATGGCTCGAATAGATGCATTGTATAATTGCTGAGGATCTCTCATGATAGCCGGGAGACCGTCACCAAAAATGCTTGTCTCGTCTTTATCAAAGTAGTAAAAGTAGTACGGCAGGATCGATCCCTCTATCGGGGACAGCACTGCTTTGATAATTATATTGTCCACCATCCAGATGTTACATGCCAGCTCTGGGTCAACAAATTTCTCCCAGGTCGACTCAGGCTCTTTGGGTAACAGGATCTTGGCATCTTCTATAGACATGAAGCCCCAACGTTCATGGACCTCATATTTCTCCAACTTAGGTGGGGCTGTGTCACCATCAGAGGAAGTGTTCGAACTCATGTCACGAAGTTGTTCCTCATAGTGCTTGTATGTAGCATTGCCATCGGGATGTACATGCATGATTGCTTTAATGGCAGCAGTGTTGAAGTCGGATCTATGTGCCAGCTGGCTGAACTTGTTCTTAGTAAACAAATGCTTCTGCCATATGTATCGGGCATCCTCTAACTTCTTAGCCGACATATCCGGATAGATATCCCAGATAGAAACGAACTGGGCCGTTGGTATGATACGTTTGAACGACAGCTGTTTCCACTCACCCGTGTCAGTTTGGTGCCAACGTTTGATAGTGACCTCTTTGACCATGGGGCCTTTGAGAACTCCAGTGCCGTATATGTGACCACTGTGTATCACGTCACGTATGACAGATCGATAATCGAACTCAGTCAACTGATCGGCTATCTCTTGTTCCATACCACTGGCTGCTTTGTCAGCTATCTTGTAGATGACATCTTCGATCTCAGCCTCGGTGGGAACCTTACCGGAGGAGTCCATCATCTGTGCAGCAATATCCTGTACAATAGGAGCTGACAACTCGGGAACCGGTGTAGCCTGGATAACCCAGTTCTTGTCATCGTTGGCCGGGAACTGAACATCCATCATACGGGCATCAAAGGTTTTGACTTTCGTTCTGGTCAAACGTATAAATGCTTTAGATCTGTTGGGGTGGATCTTCTTCAGTATCTCTGGATCGTACTGGCCACGGTACTGACGTAAGTCTCTGATGTGCCGACGTTCCGTATACTGCTTTAGGGCTTCTGCTTCTGACCACTCCTGACTAAGAGAGGTGCCTATGTCTGAATGAAAATCCTGCAGGGCATTAAAAGCAGCATCCTTACGGGACTTCTCTTCAGGATCATTTTGATCGTTATCCTTGATCTCGTCAAATGTTTTATTGAATTCCTGTTTGTTGTCGTCAGCCATATTTAATCCTTAGTAGCCAGCTGTGTTGTCTGCCGGTTCAGTGTATTGTTGTTTTTTTGCAGTGTTCTTCCTGAAGATTCTGCCAGCTACAAATTCAAGGGCAGCATACTGCAATGCCTCGTGGACGTGTGAATAAATGTTCTTCTCTGGTTTATCTTTCCATTTGGTACCTTGAACTGTGGTGGATATCTTATCATACTTAAACTCAGATATGAATCCCTTCCTTAAGGTGGGACACTTATTCGTTATGATAAAGCCGTCCTTCTTTCGAAGGAAGAACACCATAGATTCAAAACGTTCCGTGACGTTGTTGGTCTTACCCAACTGCACAGGCAGCCCAGCTTTAATAAGAATGTCCCGGGCTGTCTTCTTGTCGTTCTGTGAACGTTTATTCTCAGGGTCTACTACTATCTCGAACGTATGACCCTTATAGTTATTCCTGATGTGGGGCCATAAGACATCGTGAGCAAACTCGTGGATGGAACAATCCTCAGTAACCAATTCGTCAAAGACCACAAACTGGCCCGACGATGTAAACTGAGTAAATGCAGCTGCCGGTGTAAGCCCCGTGTCCATACCAATGACAATAGGAATACCTTTGGATATCTCGAAAGGTTGATCCGTATAGTGTGCCTTGTCATCGTACATTTTATACACAGGCTTGCCAGCACGAAGGTTACCGTAGTTGTTGAGCACGAACACTGAGACCCATTCCGGATCTGCCCCGAGTATTTGATCAATGTAATAATCCTCTTCAAGGTTCTCGATATTATCAGCAAGTGGATTGAACTTGTACCAGTTGCCAGCAGCATCCTCAACAAAGCCCTGTTGCTTTGAGCACATCAGCAATGCTGACGGCTGTGTGTAGAACGAATGCTCAGCCGGTTTCTCTTCCTCAGCAATCTTATATAACCAGTGCTCGGTTGGAACAGAGTTGTAGTCAAAGATTATAAACGGGTCAATGCACTTTACTTTGCCGTGCTTATTGAGATACGGTCTGTACTCGTCCCTGAAGTCAGGATGAACTTTGTCAAGACCAAACTTCTTTGGGTACCTCTTGTACCGTGACTTGAGCATCTGGAAAATACCACGGGGTATTTCAGCTGCCTCGTTTAGGTGCACTCCAGTTACCTGCAGGGACTGCAACTTGTTGACATCTTCTTCTCGATCAAGGGCCAAGAATACAAGCTTCATCTCTATAGATGTCTTGCCATCTGGGTGTTCCATAACCACCTGACCACGAATTGGTATATCATATACAACATCAATCAGTGGGCCGAACCAGTCGTTCTTCCACGAGTCAATCGTGGTAGATTTAAGGTTCGGGTACGAGGCTCTAAGAATAGCATACTTGGATCTACGTACACCATCGAGTCCGGGTGGTTGCTTCAGTGCATTCAAGAAGCAGTGCATGATACAGCCAGATGATTTACCAGAACCAACACTGCCTCTGCAGAATATGTACTTATTTTGGTCCATGTGAAATTGGGCAAAGGTGTTGTTTGCTGTGTAGTCTAAGCTGAAGTCCATTTGTTAATCCTCCTTCCAGGATTTACAGTACGTCTACTCGATAGAAAAATGCAGAGTGTGTTCCACCACCGGTTACTGTGAAGTCAATCACGATGGAGTGACTTTGGTTGATGTAGTCTTCTGTTGTGGGTCTGTTGAACTTGACAGTGGCAATGTAGTCAGAGCCAACAGCCGTGGTTCCAATTAGTTCTGATGTGGTCTCAGTGAACGTAGATAGTATATCACTGTCATCAGGCTTTACTCTGCCCAGGTAGGACTTGACATCGACTGCTGTCAGGACAAGACCCGAGGGAAGGGCATCAGTAAAGTCAAAGTTGAACGGACCCCATTCGGATGCATTATCCTGAATGGAGATCCGATCTTGATTGAATTCTATTTTCATAGGATGCTACTCCTTTAGTAATTTTATGTCAGCACCGGGCAGGTCGATTATTGTCATCGTGTCCGGGGACTGTAGATTAGTCAGCACAGCACCCAGCACTTGCTCATTGGCATTACGGACCTGATTGTAATCCTTCCGGACGTTAACCATGTTGTCGTATATTTGCTGGCAGAGTATCATGGAACGTTTGGGTGCACAGTCGTGAGTAGTGTACTCATGGCCGTCGTTTGTTCTCCACTCTCCCTTGACGTAGTTAGGACAGTGCTCACCATATCGTTTCCATAATGGACACTCCTTGCCCGGGCACGTATCTTTACGGTTGCTCATTTTAACAGTCCCCCTGTTGGTTTATGCTTATACTTTTGGTGCATGTTTTACTGCAAAGGCTGTCTTCACAGCTTCGGTGTGGACAACGTCGGCAACGTCTTTGACTCTTTGCTCTTTATCAGAGTAATCATCACCGGGGTTAATTGTGGTTCTGTGATACGACCGGATTATCTCTACACCGTCTTCACTGATTACGGTTGCCTCTCTCTGAAAGATAGTGCCGTCTTCATTGATCATTATTTGGTCAACTACAACTTCTTTTGTTAAGGCCATATATGTGTACTCCTTTTAGGATGTGAAATATGTTATTGTAAAATTAACGTCAGCAACACCATCCGTATAGTCCTGAACATTACAGTTTTGATCCGTATCACCACTTCGAATTTTCTTCAGGAAGCACCAAGATGAATTTGCATTCATGAGAACACAAACACCAGCATCTCCGGTTACTACATTATCCGTTAAGGGTGGAGCAGTAAACTCATAGGTTGGTGCTGAAGCAAAGGGAAGATTACGAAAGTACAGCAAAACTCCTGCTGTCATCCCTGTTGTATCTATGTTATTTGCCGTTATGGTGACAGTTGCTTTATTACCAGTCTTTGTGTACTTACCTTCGAAAGATCCAGTTGCTGTATTGCCACCAGTTGTAGCATCTGCCAAGACTGGTGTGAACGTACCCTCTTCGTAGTCGTCCAGGGTGTTGGCATCTGAGCTTGCTACCTGTGTGGCAGGAAACTTAATACCACCTCTGGTTTCAGCACCTTCGTCAGTTGTCCAGAAGTTCTTGACACCAGCATAGTATAAATCTACGGAGCCGTCTGTATCTCCTTCTATCATCGGTTGGTTTGCAGTGCCAATCCCATTTTTACCCCAGAGATATAATTTCTGTCCAGCTTTCTGACCAATGATACCAAAGTACACAGAGTTAGAAGCAAATCTTGCATGGTTCGTGGCTGCTGCCGTGCCGATTTGGATGTACCCATTATAGACTGATGCCGTCAATGCACCAGCAGTGTACAGATCAACGGTAGAATCGGGGTCCATATACAGCATCGTTTTTGGTGCTCCTCCAGCCGTATACCCACTAAAACTTATTCCTCCACCGTGATTAGTATTTGTAATAGAGCCAAACGTGTCGTCGTGCTTTAACTGAATATAGTCACTGAGACTCGGACCATGAACCTTTATTAGGCCAACACCGGTATCCATCGTCTTTACATTATTGTATCTTAGCTCGGCTGCACCACCAGTTGTGTATGTAACACCAGTCTGGCCGTTGTCAGCCAAGAGATTGTGATAATGTAGAGCCGTCTCACTACCGTCAGTCAGAGTGTTGAGCTCAGCTCCTGTGGCTGTGGTGTCATTGTGACTTGCTACGGAGTGGGACTCGTCATGACGAGCTGCCGTGTTCTCCGAGATACCGTCGTGGTCGTGAAGTGTGGTATCACTTCCATCTGTCAGTTCTTCTAACTCGGCACCGGTTGCTGTGGTGTCATTGTGACTTGCTACGGAGTGAGACTCTGCATGTCGAGCTGCTGAGTTCTCCGAGATGCCATCATGGTCATGTAACGTAGTGTCTCCACCGTCTGTCAGATCATCGTGGTTGGTAGTAGACAATATTGTCATGTCGGCATCGGCCGGTGATATCGTTCGTGTGTTGCCTGTCGTGATACCAGCCAGATCAAAGTCAACTATCCGAGAGATATCGTCAGCATCAAATACCGTGAACAGGTCATCGGAAAAGTCGGTACCTGCATAGACAGTCGAACCAGAAGCAGTGCCGGGTGTTTGCCCACGTAAGTCTGTGGTGTTTTCAACTGAAAGGTTACCACCCTGATTTCGAAATGTGATACGGCAAATTAAAAAGCCTGTACTTGACTCATTAACAAACTCAAGAGGAAGAGAGTAGTTGTCGTATCCATCAACATCCCTCTGAGCATTCAGGGCAGAGTTGTAAGATCCACCGGGCATGTTCATAAGCAGGGGGGCATATTCACCTGTCTTATTTGCCACACCCATGAACACAATATTGTAGTACTTATTATTCAAAGATCCACCAAGTGAATCCTCTACTTCATCTGAGATATCCTGTATAGCACGGTAGGCAGCTGTTGAGGAGTTAACAACAAGTATGTTGTCTCCGTTATCCGTATTGTAGGCCGGGATCTCGTGCACGTGCATTTCATAAGCAAGCCCAGAGGTACTCTGGAAAGAGATCTCGTCAGGGGTTGGGCCTGTATCGATTGTGATGTACCCCTCAGTCCCACCGTTGGCATCAACACCCGAGTGCCATATAGCACCCTTTTGTGTCAGTCGAATGTTCTCCGTAATGTGAGCCAAGTGGCCCAGATCACCACCCCTACTACCATCATTCCAGTTCTGGTTAATATAGCAACCGTTGGCAGCAACGTAGGCAGCTGACGGAACAAGACAATAAGCAATCTTTATGTGGAATTCTGCTGGCCAATGGCCGGTCGTACCTGCCACCAGCACAGTTGGATCTGAGCCTAATAGGTAGATGTGATTTGTCTGAGGAGCTTCATCAGTACCAACTGTCAGTTCCACAGACTGGATCGGTATGGTTACAAACTCATTATTGTAAATACCCAGGCCAGGATTGCTTCCTGAAGCCTCAAAATTCAGACTTACAGTTCCACCGTCTTCGGTAACAAGAGCATCAAACGTATTGGCTGTGGTTCCTTGGAAAAAGGATATGATGCCTGTCATTCTCTTTTCTTTCCAGGCACCTGTGCCAGAGACGTTGGCTGTTGGAATAACTATAGTTAAATAGAAATCCTCTGACTCAGCATTTGTCTCGTCGTAAATATATATTCTGGTGTTCTCATTTACTATTACAAAACATTTGTCTCCCGTCTCAAGATCTGTATAGTCCCCGTCTTGGGGGACTACTTCTTGCAGTGAATTTGGATCGGCCGGGGTTACGTTACTTGCAGCAAACCATTTCATGGTGGTTACTCCTTGTTGCTATTATGAGAACCAGTCATGTAAGGTTGCTGTGTCCTCATTGAGATTGTCCGAAGATTGATCTACTATACGTCTGATCCACAGTCGGTGTGTTCCACTGATAGCCAGATCATCAAGACTTAATTGAGATCCAACCAGGGGTGTTGTCCAGTTACCACTGGCACCTGTCGGTTCCGTACCTTCGTCACCAATTGATTGAGTGCCTACAGAGTCGTACCAGACAGCTACTATGGACTCCGAGTTTACTGTGTCTGTGAAATAGAACGACACATTGTGAGCCTCAGCATCTCCCTCGTTAACCAGGTCAATGGCACGGTACTCGGTGAGATCACCTGACTCTATCTCGGGTGGACTGACGTTATCAAATAGATTGTTTAGAGCTGTGGTATTTAATCGTTCACTCGAACCTGTGCCACCTAATGAAGCATCTGGGTCGGAGTTGCTGGCACCACCTGTGAGATGGAAGAAGCAATTGGAAGCCATAAGTTACACTCCTGTTAATCTGTATTTTCATCGAAGCCTGTGTCAAAATCTCCATCGACCCCGATAGTAAAGTTTATTTTCTGTTTCACGGAGAAGGTAAAAGTAACCGGCTCCTTTATACTGATAGTCTCGTTTACAGGTGTGGGTACAGTCATGGTAGTTTTAATTACCTTCGTTGGTACGAAGTCAAACACCAGAGGTTTCTTTACAGAAAAGTTCCATGGGACCGGGTTGGCTATCGTGAAGGTGTAGTCAACCTCCTTGGCATAGAACTTCTGAATGTACCTCAAGATCGTTGGGAATATTGTCCACGACGTTTCCTGACTAAAGCCCTTCAGTGTACTCCACGAGATATCCTGGTTACTATGGTTGAGAATATCCCAGGCAACACCTTGAGTGTTAGCATTGAGAATAGCCCAGGAAGTATCCTGAGTAATCGTGTTTAGAATATCCCATGCCGTATCCTGGCTGCTCTCGGTGAGAATGTCCCAGGCTGTGTCTTGCACGTTCGTGTTTAGAATGTCCCAAGCAATGTCCTGAATATTTGTGTTGAGAATATCCCAGGCTGTATCTTGAATACGATGATCTATTACTTGATACCAGGTGTCACCTCCGTCGTTGTACCGGACGTTGGCAAATCGATCACCAGTACCGACCGGGACGGGGTTTGTGAACTGATACGTATCTTGGTAATAGAGTACCGGCACAACAGCTGAACCATTCAGGACAAAATTGTCCCAACATCCAACTGTAGTGTAATTGGATTCGTTATATATTACATAAGAATTGAGGTGGAAGTACAGTGGATCAGTACCCCAACCGGCTACATATAAATCCGAAAAAAGTGGTATAAACACGTCTGACTGATCCAGGTTGTAGTAGGTCTTTATGTAGTCACCAACCTTCTCAATTTTAAATTGGCCTGCTGCCGGGTTGGCAGAATCGTCGACCCCGTATACAATGTTTGTGGGGAGGGACGGGCCAGTTCGTACTCGGAATATATGATAACCCGAGCCCGGTCGGCCGGAGTGATATCTAAATGAAAGGTTGACGAGGTTCGGACCTCGGTCGAGACCGTCACTGATTTCACAGCCGAATGTACCACCTTCCATCTGGTCTGTTATGTTGCACTGAAAATCAAATTGTAATACAAAGTCCTCACCAGCCGGGGAGATCGGAAATATTAGGCTGGTAGTACTTCTCATGTCATATACAAGGGTATCACCCACTGTGTCACAAGCAGCATTACTTTGTATAGTGGGATTGCTGTCCCACGTTTGGCTCGGTTGGCCATCCACATGTGGTATGGGATACCAATAATCAGACAGAGAATCGTCATCGTCACCGGTGAAGTCATCTTCAAATAAATTGGCCATGAGAGTCTACTCCTATTTGTTTTTGTAGATTTGTGTTACCTTCTCTGCTGATCTACCAACAACGTAACCACCGACTCCAATTTTGAGTAGAACCCACATATCAGCCGGTATGGCAAGCACAGGTGCTTCCTCGAAAAACAGACTTAGATATGGGTATAGCACGTAGTTGTTAAATATGATCAGGCCGAAGAGGCACATCAACATGGGTCTCCAGTTGACTGCCAGCCAAGATCCGGACTGGGTTTCGGCTCGAATAATTGACCCGGCCTGTTTTAGGTGGGTCATGAATTCATTGTTATCTTTGTTGACAAGCTGCAGCATTGCTCCTGCCTTCAGCTTTGTTTTTAAATCCTTGTCCTCAACTGTCTTGTCAAGAACTTTGTTTATCAGTCCGGATACCGGGCCGATCAGGCCTGCAAGTAAGGGTAGCATTATTTAGTTGCCTCCATGTCTTTTACGGGTGAACCCATTGGATGTTGAACCGGAGTTTCCGGTGGGGTGATGGTTATTTCTCCATTTAGGGCCTGGACAATCTGGCCAACGAAAAAGCCAATGTTGTTCGGAGTTACTTTGTTGCCAGCCTCTACCTCAATAAATTTTTGGGTCAAGATACCTATAACTTTTAGTGCTTCTGTGTTGTCAGTCATTTTATTACTCCCCCCTGAAAGTATGGCCACGGGAAGCTAAGCAACCCGTGGCTGGTTTATTTAATGTGTCTTATGAAGCATCTGCCATCAAGCCGAACTCAGTGTTGAGCAGGGCATTGATTGCATGGAAGCTAATCTTCCTTCCAGTCTCACTGAGGTATGAGATGGACTGATTAAGAAAGTCAATCAACTCATTCCTGGCAGTGGTAGCATCAGTGGTTACAGTGTATGAGAGGCCGTCGGTTTCGACAAGGCCGAACTCAGTGACAATGTACGTGATCCATGTCTTCAAGAATTCAACACGAAGAGTATTCGAGACGTTAAGCAGGGTCCCTTCCAGACTGGCTTGCAATCCACTGGTAACAGTGTACGATGCAAGACCAGCTGTCTCAGCTGCAGCACACTCAGTAATGAGCAGAGTGAACAGCTTCTCCAGTTGAATCTTATCGTTGATGTCGTTCCAGGATTCTGTAATAGAATTCAGGTCTGACAGTGCTATACTTTGTGTATATGCAGCCATTCGTTATATCTCCTCCGGATCTGTATTCTCGTCAGGTGTGTTGCCGTCAGCCAACCAGGCCTGATATTCCATCCAGTCTACATTGTCGTCACAGTCTGGAATGTGGCAGTTACGTTCCTGATCGAAGACCCCACAATTTGCAAGTCTATATTTTGTCATATCTGACTATCTCCTTATAGTTTGGCTTCGGCAGTGGCTTGGAATGCTATACTTCTATTTACAGAAGCTTCACCGTTAGTTCCCGACACCAGGAATCCATTTGTGCCAATACTTGATATAGTTCCAGTTAATCCGTCACCAGATGGCATTGTAACCTTACCAGATGCACCAGCTAAGTCATATGCTACCACGGTTGGGGCAGCTCTCATTGGAACCCTAAACGAGTGGCTAAGGGTTGCTGTAAAATCGGCACTGGTCAAACCACTAAAGTTAGTAGTCTGTGCCCCTTCTATTGTGCCAGTCCCCGGATCTACATTAACATTGTACGTCTTCCGAAAATACCTCTCACAAGCAACCAGCTCGTCACTAAATTTCGGTGACATGAACGGAGTTGCTACGTCACCAATCTCCAGCTGTACTTGAGATAAGAAGAAGTTGTTGTCTGTAGAGTCACAGGCATTGACTTGATTTCCAGAGCTGTAGTAGTTTCCTGTCTGCCAAGCACCGGCTGTGGTTTCGATACTCGGGCCAGACATAACAGTCCAGTGTATTTGTAGACCCTGACCAGTTGTATAGTCCCACGTACCTCCAGAGGAATCAAAGGTCAATGTGATTTCTTTTTTCTCCCAGGTGTCAGTCACGTCGATAGTGTACTCTGCTATGTAGGATCTGTCAGAGGTGTCTATGTTCTTAAATGCAACAGTGTGGGTGCCGGTCTTTGTGCCCTTTACCCAGAATGACAGGGTGGCTGTTTTTCCTTGAAGTGGAGCAAAATCATAGCCCTCTACCTTGTACTGTATACCAGCTAAATCATTGGCCGTGGCATCTGCATCGACTGTTGTACAATCCAGTTTGTATGAGTAACTTGACTGGTGGCCAGACTCAGATAATGTGGGGACATCTGTGTCACGAGTCACCGTGTGCACTGAGTCACCGACCTCAACATGTGAAAACATATCTGCTGCAACGGCACCGATTACTATTGCTGCAAAGCTTGTGCCACGTTGCCAGATGTTAAAGTCTCCGTTGGTAATAATGTTCTTCGAGTCAACGGATGCTGAACCAGTTAGGTTCCCGGTTACGTCTCCAGTTAGATCTCCAGTCACGTCTCCTGTTAGATCTCCTGTCACGTCACCGACGAGGTCTGAAATAATAGAGTTGCTCTCAGCCCCAACATACGAGCTCATCGGAGCACGTTCCCAGTTGGCATCGGAAATCAAGTTGGCTAATTTGGCCACATATACATAGTTGGTATCCCACCGGATTTCTCCAGCTACACCGACTGTGCCATCGACACCGGCTACGGTGCCACCAAGCAGATCTTCTCCACCATTTTGATTTATAGAGCCGTTAGTCAAGTTGGAGTCATCAAATGCAATTGCATTACCAATTACACCGGCCGTGTCAGAAGCAATACCCATGGTATCATCGGCATTGTCAGTGAATGTCAAGGCTTCTGTACCACTGGCAACTTGAGCTGCAACAAGGGCTGTTACTGTCTGTGTTTTTGATGCACCACCAGAGATGTCCACAAGGATGTTTCCCTCTGTCACAGAGGCATCCGTGTCTAACTCATATGTGTCAGCACCAATTACTAAAAGATCTCCCTCAACTCCAACGTCGGCCATAGTTAGCACCGATGTGGCAGCTACTGCATTTACTGGTGTAGCCGTCGGGGTAGATAATGTAGATGCTACGACAGCACCAGCTACGTCACCGGTCAGATCACCCGTCACATCACCTGTGACATTACCAGTCACATCACCCGTTACGTCCTGAGCAATTCCACCTTCTACGGTGCTACCTGTTCCGGCACCGACGATGGCAAAAAGTTGTTCCAGGGCCATACGGATCTCAGTGTTATTGATACTCGTTAAAATTTGTTCAAATGTCTGGGCCATGAGGACCCTCCTTCTTTAAGTAGTTAAAGGGGACCTAAATTAATAGGACCCCTTATTTTAGTTTAACTTAACTTAACTGCTTAGTTGCTGTCAAGCTTGTCTTCGTGAGGATACACACTTCCGAGCAACTGACGTATTGTAACCTGAGCATTGTCGTCCGTGGTTCCCCAGGTAGAGGCACCAGTTCCGTCAACGGTCAGCACGGCCAGGGCTACAAAGATTTCCGGATCAAACTGGGGAATCTGTAGCACAGAGTCAGCATCGTCCTGAATACCATTGTCAGCAATGACGGTAGTCATGACACCAAGGACATCACAGATTGCCAGGTAGTGTCGGGTTTTACCAGAGGCACAGGTCTGTCCACGAGCTGCCAAAGCTTTGTTGCTGGATTCAGTCCAGTAAGTTCTCCAGGTAGCCTCGACACTGTCTTTCTGGCCAGGCATATTGACAGCCGAGCTTGTATGAGCCAGGATACATTTGTACCACTGTTTGTTGCCATTGTCGTCCTCAACGTACCGTACATCAACACGGGTAGCTGTGGCAGTATAGGCAGTTGCTGTTACCCAAATTTCCAGCTGACGATCTGCCGAAATGTCCAGAGCAGCATCCTGAATGTTCAGTACCGGATCACCGGCAAGGATCATTTCTCCGGTTCCTGTGTTGGCCATGTCAGCATTGGCTTTTGCAACAGCCTGAGTTGCACAGTTTACGGTCATGGAAAACTCGGCCAGGGTGATGGCTGCTTTGTGGCTAAACTTGGTCAATAACTTTGTTGAATTTCCTAACATAATAATAATCTCCTATCTTGTGGGATAAGTACCCACGTGGGGGTTTTTGATCCCTATCCCTAAGGGGAGAGGGTGATCAGCAGCCAAAGGTCTGTCTGATCTAATTATCAACAGAGAACGAGCCGTCGGGCTGTTTCACTGTCGGAATTGTAATGTGTACACCAGAAGCAGAAGCAGCAGGGGTCCCACCTTTCTGACTGGGGTTGGCCTGTGGATTGCTGCCACCTACACTGATGTTAAATTGTATTTTGTCTCCAGTTTTTGATCGGTCGTCTTCGAGGATCTTCATCTTGGGAATGCAGTACGACAGAAGTGTCAGGTAATAATTCTGCAGTAGACGGGCTTTATCGAGTGGCTTGATCTTCTTAGCACGGTCAATCTGTTTCATGTGCTTTACGATCTGTTCAATTATATCAAATTGGAAATCATCTTGGAGTATGGTAATGAAACGTTTCTGCTTTCCCTTAAGACCGGTCAACTGTTTAGATCCACCAGAAATGTTTGCTGATATGCTGGGTGGATTACTTGTCGGTTGGGCCACTGTACCTGCCTGAGGTGTTGTCCTTGAATATGGCATCCAGGGCATCCTGTGTTTTTTTCTTCCGTTCTTTTAGCCGTTTCTTGGCATCGTCATCGATAGCCCCGGCTTTCGTTTCTTCGGACATAATCCTTGATCTCCTTCTGTAAACGTCGATACCCCCGGCAGCTTGTGCACGGGGGTTATATTTTTAATTCGAGTTGATAAGCATTTAAAGTCAAGGCATCGAAACTGCTTCAACGGATGTTGGAACGTTGCCTTACACTTCAGACACTTATATAGCCTCATCTTTTTTCGGTGCTTTCTTAGGAGCTTTTTTCGACGGCTTTGTCTTCCAACCTGGCCCGGGCTCCGTTCCGAGGCCCTCGGCATTTGATGATAACTCGGCCTCTCCATTTGTTTTGCATTGGCACTCCTCCAGTTTAACCACACGGTTGAGTAAATTGTTGTGATCATCCACCAGGGTGGCAACCTTACCTTCCAAATCATAAATGGATTCCGTTATGCTATCCAGCTTGGCAGAAATAAGTTCCTGCAATCGAATGATACTGCCTTGGCCGGTGGCCACAGCTGCCTTGCTCATGGTGTCTTTGTTACTCATTATAGGCACCCGATTTTTTCATCTCGGACAGGTACTCCTCGTATTTGTAGTAGGACACCTCACAGGGAGTCGGGGACATTTGCTTGTTGTACACGGTTAACACACGAACCGTAGGTAGACCAGTTTGTGCATTTGTGCCTCCTGTATAGCCCAGTACGACAACGTAGTCACACTGATCCGGCATCTTGAAATTGTCTATCCACAACCACAATGTAACACCATCATCCCTATAATCTACAATGGATATACCCGGCCGGGTGGACAGGTGGGTGATCCATGCAGGGACTTCCTCTTTGACAACTTCCTTAATAGTCGGTGTGGTCGGCATGGTTGCACAACCAAGAAAAGCTAACAGACAAAGTGTTATTAAAATTTTCTTAAACATGTGAATATTCCCCTTTCATATTTTTATTTACTTTTGGAGGGCCATCTTGGATTCGAACCAAGAACCTACGGGTTAACGGCCCGTTGCTCTACCATTAGAGCTAATGACCCGTGGTACCAAGACCTGGGCTCGAACCAGGGACCTCTCGATTATCGGTCGAGTGCTCTACCAGCTGAGCTATCCTGGTAAATGGAGCCATCTCTCGGATTCGAACCGAGGACCTGATGCTTACAAGGCAACTGCTCTGGCCAACTGAGCTAAGACGGCAAGGTACTGGTTTTGATTTTCGGGCTTCGAGTTAGCCGTACTCAACGGATTGCCAGCTTCCTGAAGATGGGATGAGGCCTTTCCTACTAACACAACATTGACCGGTTGCCTGTGCTTTCTGAGGTATCTTTCAGCCTCCTGCCTAATATAAAAAATGGGGTGACCGGTCGGACTCGAACCGACATCTATCCGGTTCACAGCCGGATCATCTATCCTCTTGAAGTTACGGCCACAGTGTCATCCCTGTCCCGGGTCACCGAGATCTTTGAGCCGACTCCACGGCAGGGAAAATGGTCGGGTATTTTTTTGACAGGTTCACCCGAGGGTATCCTGTGTTCCAGGGAGCTACCCTGTACGTTGGTGGACCGACTCGGATTCGAACCGAGAACCTTGACCGTGCAAGGGTCCTGCTCTCCCGTTAGAGCTACCAGCCCGAAATTGCCCACCCTCACAATGGTCGGCTGTCACGTTACTCATAACCTATTATTGAGTAGGACAATCCAATAGCAGAGCCTGAATTAAATAGGGTCGTCAGGATGAAATTAACCAGAGAGGGTGTGCTTTTATGTTCAGGTTTTTGAGAGTGTCGATGTGCTGGCCTCTGGCCCACGGCACGAAGCCGGGGGTTTGTATAAGGTACCCATTTCGTACCTTGCAGTAGAAGCAGTGATCTTCAGTCTCAAAACCGTACATGACTGTTGATTGATATACCTTTGTCGATGATGGGTCGAGGTGGGCAAATGCACCGTTGCCTACCAACTTAGAATCACAAAGTCAATCGTTTCGGCAGCTGCTATATTGGTGGCTATCAGCTTCAGGTCAGACAGAGGACCCACGTCGGCAGCCTTGAGCATCGTCCGAACGACGGTCGATTCAGCAGCTTTTACGTCGATCTGGGTGGTCAGTACCGTGGCTGCATAGTCATCCATGCCAGGTGCCTTGCCGTAAAAGTCCAGGGTCTCGGAACCAGACATGGCAGAGATCGTGGAGTACACGACGATATTTTCCGGATAGACCGTGCCGGGAGTGTTGTCCCCGGACCATTCGGTAAGGTCGAAAGTTACTGTTAATGTTCCGGCCAGGATCTGGGCCGTTGAAATTTTAGGTACATGAATCATCGTGGTGATCTCCTTTTAAAAGATATTTTACCCCGGCTGTTACAGATTTAACCGTGTTGGCACTCTCGTCAATTACATTTGCACCGGGGTTCAAAGTTTATATTATAGGGGAGCATAGACTCCTCTATACTATATGTAAGCATCATTTGGGTACTTGTCAACCCCCAGTGTTTAACAGCTGGGTTTTCTGTTCACTTCCAGGGGGTGCATTCCAAGTTCACGGCACCCAAACTCCCAGATAGCCCATCTTCTATGGCTTCGGATTCTTCTTATAATTCCCATCTCACATTTTCGTAATCGACGGTGATATATTCTCATTAGTATGTTTCAGTCCTCCGTGTAGTTATGTAGTTGAGACCCGGGCTCTGGAACTCGACAGCACACCGGCCTCCTCATAGGGTTCGGCCTCCTGCTATCTCGTTCCTTGGTTAGGGCTTAACGAATTGTTAGAGAGCTGGTATTCATTCGGGTACGGTGCCCCGAACAAAAACCAGGTTACCTCGGCCTTGCCTCGGCAACGACCGTTCGGAACCGGGTTCCCGGCATTCCTCTCTGGGCCAGTCTACGACTGCCCCCCTCTCTAAAAATTCTACCCTAACCCCGGCCTCCGGCCTCGTCAACTGGGTTATATGAAAAGCTGAGGCATTTATCATAGAGCATTTCGTTAGCAATCTTCGGGTGTTCTTTCCACATCCTCGGTTTAGATAGCCACTGGTGCCAGTCGGCCGGGTGGGTGTAAGCCAGCTCGAAAGCCTCCTCAGCTGTAAATGGCAACAGCCGTCTTTCAGACTTCTTGTTGCCTCCATAATCTGTTTCAGCCCATTGTCGACAGAGCATCTGCAGCTCTCTATCGGTGTAGGTCCTAATCATATTATTCATTGGACACCTCGTCGAGGACTTCGTAAAAAGCATTGACCATGCCTCGGTCAAGATCCTTGGCTGCTTCGGATAGTTCGTCGTACGGCACCATGCACTCCTCACCGGACTCAAGTTTGTGTGACGTGATCCCTCGGGCAAGCTTCTGCTTCATCCACTGCTCGTGCATCCTGGCAGCAACAAGCTCCCTGTCGGGCAGGAACTGAAATATTGTAGTCGTCGTCATCGATATGAATCTCCTTTCTCCCGGCCGGGCCGGAAATAGTAAAATATAATATCTTATAGAGACTCCTTAGAGTCTCTCTATCAGATAGTTCTTTCTGTAAAGTATATAATCACGATTTTGGGGGTTGTCAACCCCTACCACGTTGACGAAGGGAACCGGCCGTCCAGCTGCCCCAACACACCAACGTTCCGTCCCCTTTGTAGTTACCCATACAAATAGTTGTATAGTGTCGTGCAAGAACTTGTATAGTGTCGTACAAAAAAATTATCGGGGCAATTTTTAAAAAAAATAATATGGGGGCTCT